GTTAGTTCAGTTGATGTACTAAAACTATCTATAAAAGCCCTAAATTGGAATCTTTCAGGATTACCCCAATATGCATCTGAAGCGTATTCACATGATTCAATTATTTTATTTAATTGTTCCATATAGTAAGTTTGAACTAATACACTATATTCTAAATTAACATAGTCTGGTTGGGCTACTACATGGTATTTTTCAACTGGTTTCCTGTTATTTAAAGTTCCAAAGTTACTATAGAAGTTTTTTGGGCTAAATTGTTTAGACCAAACCCCATATAAGTTAGGTTGGTTTGCATCTAATTTATTTGCTACTGACCTGTCTTTTGTTAACGAGTCCCTCTTAATTACTATAATAGGAAGCATAATTGCTCCTGCTTTATCTCTATAATACCCATCGCGTTGAAATGATTTCCATCTTTCAGGTGCACCATATATTACAGGTACTTCTCTTCGTTCACCATTTTGGTAAACAAAGGGTTTTATCATGTTATTAAAATAATAAAACACCGCTTCGTCTAAATCTTGTATACCAACAGAATATTGTTTTGTATCATCACCTTTAAAACTCATCTGCTTAGACCTATTAAAGTCAATGCCCGTTTCTGTGTAATTTGGATTTGATGGTACAATTGCAGAATTAGGGTTACCTTGTTCTCCTCTGCCTTCTATGCCTTCAAAGGCAGTTTGTTTTTCCTTACTAATTGCACGTTGGGTTTTTGGTACTGGTTTTCTAGGTTTTGCCATTACATTCTTTCTATATATGGTGAGATTGCTGCTTTATCTGCAGGAATATAATACGTTGATACTAATATTGAAATATTGTTACCAAATTGATGTAATCCAGGATTTAGTGGGTTTGCAGTGCCATCTGAATCGTTGTTTGGGTAATCAGGATTTTTACCACCCCAATATTGGTTGGCAATTGTGCTCTGTACCCCATAATATTTAGCTTCATATAAAACGATATCACCTACTCGGGGGACTACGTCTTTTTCAACTAAATCATCTCTAAAGAAATTAAAGTTAATGCCCTGTTCAAATTGTACCCCTTCTCCACTTTCAGCATACTGTTGGTCACCCCTATCTATCAAAACATTGAATAAAAAAGGACCATTGTAGTATTTTTCTTCAGCTGCTTCGCCATAGATGTTTACTTTAGTTTCTTCTAATTTAAATTGGTATAAGGCACACTGTTGGGTAATAATATTACCCATCAATTCTCTATTAAACTTTCGCATAAGAGAAACATCCCTTTGTCTAGTGTACATTGCCATATTATGCGATATAAATTGTATATGGAACCTTCTGTAGTTCCTGCATTTTGGATTCTCCTTCTTTAGCTCTTCTTTCTAAAGCAGACATTCTTGAGGTTTCATCTAAATAAGTTCTTAATCTTTCTATCAATGATGTTTTTTCTGCTGTTGCTGCTGCTATTAAATCTGATTGATTTAGAACAACATCAGCATTTGGGATTGGTATACTACCATATTTACCCCTTACATATCCTAGCATCTCTTTAGATAATGATAATGTGTATTCAAATATCCATTGACGTCCTACACTATTAATTTCATTATAATTAGGGTTACCATAAGGTGCGTTTGACACGTTAGTAACATTCCCTGGTGTTTGCATTACCGAACTTGCTATTCTTTCATCTCTTAAGATGTACTCGAACCATATTCTAGGTGGTGTGTTTACATCAAAATTAGTATGGTTTGGAATTGGAAATACCCTTAATTGGTCGTTTCGAATTTCAAATGAGTAGTTATTTCTTCTAATAGTTTCACTCATTTCAATTTGTTGGATAACTGCAATTTCATAGTTTAAAGGAGCCATTAAGTATCCTCCTTCAGCACCAAATCCTCCTATACCCATTATACCAGCAGCCATTACTCCACCAAAACCAAAACCATCACCTGCACCTAACATGCGACCTGCTGCCGGGTAAGGATTTTCGTAAAATACTCTTTTTACTTCTAACCCATGAATATAATCAGATCCTGTAAGGTCATTATCAACCATAAATTGTGCAAAAGAATAATCTTGAATACTAGAGGTTAAAGCAAACGAACCTGAATAATAGGTTACATTACCCCCACTACCTGCTTCTTCTCCATATTGTTCTGATAGTCTAACTATTGGTTCAAAACTCGGTGTTATAAGCGCAGTATTTAAGTTTGATGCGGTTGGTAGTCCCTCAAGGGATAATTGATTATCTCGTATTTTATATGCGTAAATCTCGTTACCATATGTGGTTACAGCCTCCTCAAAGGCAGTAAAAAACGATCCTGATTGGAGTTCGATATCTACTAAAGGGTAACCTAATCTTCTAGCACAAAAATCTGCTACTTTTGGAGCATCACTTACAAAGTTAGTGTTAGCATCATAAAACCCAAAGGGGGTTTCATCAGAGTCTGGTGTATATGTACTTGTCCCGCCCCATATTGGTATGTTCATATTATGTTTTTTAAGCTATTGATATGTGTTATATGTTTATAAATATGAAAAAAGTTCGTTAATCTCTAAAGGTTTGATAAACCTTAAGGATAGGTGAAACTATGTCATGTCTGTGGTTTTTTAATAGGGTTGCTACTTTAAATCCTTTTACGTGTTCCTCTATTCTAGATAGAAAAGAAAAACCAGTCTCTCGTTTATCTTTTAAATCGATTTGAGCCATATCGCCACATATCACCATTTTAGAACCTTTACCTAATCTTCCAATTACGGTTTCCATTTGTGTATGTGTAACATTTTGAGCTTCATCTACTATAACAAATGCATCTAAGAATGTTCTACCTCTTAAGAATGCAAAAGGAACCACTTCTATAATTTCATCATCTAGTAATTTCTGTATTTTATCCTTATTATAAAGCATATTAAGGTTGTGATAGATTGGTGCTAACCATGGATCCATTTTTTCTTTAATATCTCCTGGTAAGAAACCTATATCCTCTTTAGACACTGTAGGTCTTGTTATAACAATCTTATCTACCTGTTTTGTAAATAACATATCTAATGCTACTTGTGTCGCAACTAGGGTTTTTCCTGAACCCGCCATTCCTTTAATTACCGTTATTGGTGAATCTATAATTTTTGATTTAGCTTCTTTTTGTTCATCATTAAGCTGTACGTTAAATTTAATTGGATTTTTTGGTCTTCTTTTTTGAACGAATACATCATCCGTGTGGTGTTTCTTTGGCATATAATAACGTTTTGGTTTATCATAAATATGAAACAGATAAAAAAACCCGACCTAAGCCGGGTTTTATTAAATATGTATTTGATTTTAATTCTATAAATTATAGAGAATCTAAACCACTTACAAGGATTTTTCCATAAAATTCTGGACGAACCATTTTCTTAGCATAACGAGTAAGTAAACCTTTTCTCGGTGTGAAAGTTTCTGGGTCATAAATTAATGGAGTCATGATTAATGGAATGTATGGAGCAAATACTGCACCTGTTTCCAAGAATTGAGCACCTCTGAATCCTAATAGGATCGTGTTTTCAGTCATATATGGATTTTTGTACACTTTGTAACGTCCATTTAATTGACCAACTTTCTGTACACCAAATGCGTAAGAAGCTTTAGAAGCATCACCATCAGTATCAGCAGCAAATCCTGGAATTGATTCCATGATCGTTCCTACAGCTGGAGAACATACTAGGAAGTTTGCACCACCTCTTAATGTTTTCTGGTGAATAATATTACTTAATTTTTGGATTTTAGTTCCTAATGTTTGGAACCATTGTCCTTGAGAATTGTAAAAACCTAATGATGGTTGTACTCCTCCAGCAACTGTAATAGATTGGTTGTTGATAGCAGACCATACTTCCGTTCCTGCGGCAGCATTGTCAATTAACATACCAAGAATTTCCATATCAATTTCTAATGAAATATACTCGCTTAAGATTGAAGTTAATTCAGCTTCAGCATCTAATGCATGGTATGCATTTAAATCCTGTGCAAATTCTGGTGTCCAAACTGCTTTCAATTTTCTAGTTTTAGCAACGATTGCAGATGATTTCATCTGTACATTGATTTCTGGAATTGTAATTTTAGGTGAATTTTCTCCATTTGGAAGTGGGTTACCATCTTCGAAATCTCCTCTATCTCTATCAGTTGGTTGGATTTGGTAAACAACAACTGCTTGTGCGTTTGCTGTAGCATATCCTGCTGAAAAGTTTGAATTATCAACGACAAAAGTTATATTTGCACCACCATCATACTTTGTGAAAGCTGATACTTGTTGTCCTGCTGTTGATTCTTTATATTGATCTCCTGCTACTGATGCAGAGAAAAATTGAAATGCTGCAACACCTTCTTTATCTACAAATTCTAATGAAGAAGTTGCTACTGTAATTTTTGATAAAGTACCTGCTTCGATTGAAGCTGAGTATGCTGAGTCAAAGTTTGCATCTGACCAAGTTGCTACTGCTACTGTCATTGAAGCCGCTGCTGTTAACGACTGTGTATTAGCGATTGAATATGAAAAACGTCCTGCACCATATAATCCACCTTCTGCTACGTTACCGAAAGGTGCTGTATCTGCTGATGAGTTACCATATAATGAAGATCCTTTTGCGAAAGGTGTTTTATCACTTCCATATTGAAAATCTAAGAAAAATACTAGACCTGAAGGTAAGTTCATTGGTTGAACTGAAACGAATTCTTTCGCTGCAATTTGTCCAAATACTTTTCTTACCAATGGTAAAGCAACTCCTGCCCACTGTCCACCAGTGTTAACACCAGTTTGTGAAGTAAACGATCCTGCTCCAGCACCACCACCTGTATTAGATGATTCTACTACTAATTGTTTTGCTTGGTTTTCTAAAATGATACCCATGTTGTTTTTGTTGGCACCACCTAAGCCTTCTAAAAGACCTGTTTTTTCCCATTTGCTAGATAATCTAGCCGCATCAGACTGCATAGACTGATATGGGTTTGCGCTTTCTAATAATGAATTTAAGCTCATGTTTTTGTTTTTTAAATTTTAATAATTGTTTTTAGATTAATCCCGCTAACTTACGCATACGGTCATATACCTCATTTGATTCAAGAATTGGTTGCTTTGTTGCTTTTGGTTCTAAACCACTAGCTTTTGAAGCAGCACCCATTTTAACTGATTCACTAATCTTAGAAGTTGTCATTGTGTTTACAATTCCTTCACTTAATGTTTCATAAATAGTTTTTGCTTGATTAACATCCACTGCTTTGTCAAATGCTTTTAATACCTTAACTTTTTTACTTTCAGTTAAGTTTTTTGCTTTAAAGATTTTGTTGGTATAAAGTAACTTAGCATTTAAAAGATTAACTTCTTGAAGTTCAGCTTTTAGCTCATTTATTGCAGCTAATGCTTCACCTAATTCTTCTTTCATTTTAGAATCACCAGCAAATTTTCTTTTACCATCGGCTTTCTCAGCATTTTCAGAATCAGCACGACGTTGTTTCATGTCTTGCTTTTTCTTACCATGTTTAGCGCCTTCAGCATCGTCTAATCTTGCATCGTACCCTTGTTTTTCTTCTAATTCTACGTTTGC